CGGTGATCCTGCTGACGCAGCCGGAGAAGAACGTCATCTTCATGCGCAAGACGGATGAGGATGTGGTCGAGATCATCCGCCTGGTGCGCAGGATCCTGGAGCATCCCGTGTCCCGGCGGATCGGACAGGCGCTCTGGGGCCGTCCGCTGACGATCCTGCGCGGCGATCAGCACTCCCTGACCACCAGCGTGTACGCTCCCATGCGCGGCGCGCAGCAGCTGCACGGACTGGGCGTGGGCGGATCGCTGACGGGCAAGCACGCCGACGTGATCTTCACCGACGACATCGTGAACCTCTCCGACCGGCTCTCCGCCGCCGAGCGCGAGCATACCCGGCTCATCTACCAGGAGCTGCAGGCCATCCGCAACCCCGGCGGGAGGCTGGTGAACACCGGCACCCCCTGGCACCCCGCCGACGCCATCGGACTCATGCCGCGCATCCACCGCTTCTCCTGGGAGCATACGCCCATCCTCGACCACAGGAGCGTCCAGGCGCTGCGGCAGGGCATGGAGCCGTCGCTGTTCGCGGCGAACTACGAGCTGCGCCACATCGCCCCCGAGGACGCGCTGCTCAAGACCCCTCCCCGCTTCTTCCGTGAGCCTGAGCGCCTTCGCGGCGGACTGATGCACATCGACGCCTCCTACGGCGGGCGGGATTCCACCGCCCTGACCATCCTGCGCGAGGACGGCGGCGAGCTGCTGGCCCTGGGGAAAATGTGGAAGGGCTCGATCCACGACGCGCTGCCGGAGATCCTCGAGCTTTTCCGGGCCTGGGGCTGCCAGAGCGTCCACATCGAGACCAACCCCGACAAGGGCTGGGCCGCCCAGCGTCTGCGCCAGGCAGGACTCCCCGTGCGCGCCTACCACGAGACGCTGAACAAGCATCACAAGATCGCCTCGGCGCTGATGCAGAACTGGCCCCGCCTGCGGTTTCTCGACGCGACGGATGAAGGCTACCTGCGCCAGGTCACGGAGTACGCCGAGGGCGCCGCGCATGATGATGCGCCGGACTCGCTGGCCAGCGCGCTGAGGCGCGCAGCGAGGGGGCGCGGAATTCGTAATTCGTAATTCGTAATTCGTAATTAATGCGGAATGCGGAATTGGGCAATGCTCCCGCCCCTTGGAAACCTTCGGGGCCCAACTTGACTTTTTCTATCACAAGGCGCTGTCAAGCCGCCGCCCGCCGCTGCTGCGCGCAGCCCCTACAAGAGGATTTCGCGCCTGCGGGCGCGACCAAAGGCCCGGAGCCCGGGTGGCAGCTATGGGAAGGGTCGAAGACCCCGATCGCCCTTTGGAAACCTTCGGGGCCCACTTTTGCAAATTCTTTTAGGAGCATGTAGCAAAGAGATTTCGCCTCTGCGGAGGCGACCAAAGGGCTTTCCGATCGCCCTTTGGAAACCTTCGGGGCCCCACTTTTGCAAATTCTTTTAGGAGCATGCAGCAAGGAGATTTCGCCTCTGCGGAGGCGACCAAGGGGCTTTCCGGTCGCCCCTTGGAAACCTTCGGGGCCCACTCTACACAAACAATTCCGCATTGTTTCTTAGAAGTACACCATCGCCGAGTAATCGAAGGAGGGAACCGCAGGTTTCCTCCGCGTAGCGCAGCGGAGCACGACTCCTAAAGCCACACGGAGATCAAAGCCCCGCACCAGCGGGCGAGCACGGCGTAGCTGGCGGGAACCAACCCCGGCGGGAGGGCTCCAGCCCAATCCGCCAGCGGAGGCCGCGCGCAGAACGCCGCGCTCAACAAGGCTCCACAAGCTAAAACGTTTGCCACCGCGTCGCGGAGCGCTACCACAGCGCGACGTGACCCCTGATAGAGGAAGGCTCCTCTGGAGCCTGACGAACCTACCCCTACAATACCCACGCCGCTTTTTCGGGAGAGCGCGAGAGGGACTTTTTCTCAGAAAAAGTCGCCTCTCGCAACACCCCCACCACGAAAGGAGACATGCCCCCCATGACCACCTACCAAGACTACCTCGCCGCCCCCTCCCCCCTCGAATTTCTCCTCAACGCCGTGAGCACCTACAAAACCTCCGCCGAGTTCCAGCGCGCGCTGGAGGCCCAGGCCTACTTCCGCGCCGAGAATCCCACGGTCATGCAGAAAACCATCCTGCGCGCCGGGAAGCTGGAATCCCGTGACGAGCAGGGGCTGATCCGCACCCGGCCCGTCACGCAGGACGTGGTGGGCAATCGCGTGTCCAGCGCGTTCCTGTTCCGGTTCGTGACGCAGCAGAACCAGTACCTCCTCGCCGAGGGCCCCACCATGAACGCCGACGCCCGCGCCGCCCTGGGCGAGGACTTCGATCGCGTGCTCAGCCACCTGGGCGAGACCGCGCTGGTGCAGGGCGGCGCCTGGGGCTTCTGGAACGCGGATCACCTGGAGGTGATCGAGCTGGCCAAGAACGCGCTCTCGGGCTTCCTGCCCCTGCTGGACGAAATGGACGGCCGCATCCGCCTGGGCGTGCAGTTCTGGCAGTTAGAGGAGCAGCGGCCGATGTACCTGCGGGTGTTTGACGAGTACGGCACGGCGATCTGGCGGGTCACGGGCCGGAAGCTGGACATCGCGCAGCCGCTCACGCCCTACATCCGCCTGAAAAAGGCCGACGCCCTGGGCGAGGAGCTGATCCCCACCCAGGCCTGGGACGAGCTGCCCCTGATCCCGCTCTGGGCCAACCCGGAGCACCGGAGCGAGCTGACCGCCGGCATCCGCGCCAAGATCGACGCCTACGACCGGATTCTCTCCGATTTCGCGGACAACCTCGACCGCGCCAATGACGTGTACTGGGTGCTGAACAATTTCGGCGGCACGTCGGAGGACATCGCGTGCCTGCTGGAGGAGATCAGCCGGATCAAGGCGGTGGCGAGCATCTCGGACGGCTCCGGCAGCGCGACAGCGGAGCCCAAGACCATCGAAGTGCCCTACGAAGCCCGCCGGGCAGCGCTGCACCTGCTGGAGCGCGCGCTCTATCGGGACTACATGGCCCTGGACATGGACGAGCTCACCGGCGGCAGCCTGACCAACGTGGCCATCCGCGCCGCGACGGCGAACCTGAACCTGAAGTCGGACCGCTACGAATGGCAGATCCTGCAATTCCTGCACGCGCTCTGCCGCCTCCTGCGCCTGACCCCCGGCCCGATCCGCTTCCGCCGCCAGACCATCGCCAACGAATCCGAGACCATCCGCGACATCGCCGCCATGCGCTCCGACATCACCCACCGCAAGGCTCTTGAGCTCAACCCCTACGTTCAGCCCGAGGAGGTGGAGTCGCTGGAGGCTGAGGCGGAAGAGGAAGGAGAAAACGGGAAGCTGCCGTTCTGACGGGGGGGCGAGAGGCCGCTTTTTTGAAAAAAGCGCCTCTCGCGCTCTCCCGAAAAACGGCGTTGGGTATCATCCTTGCGCGTTTGGCGAAAGCAGAGCTTTCGCCTGCATAGCAGGGGTCACGTCGCGCCGTGGTGGCGCTCCGCGACGCGGCTTTAGCAGCGCTTTAGCTTGTGGAGCCCTCTTGCGCGCGGCGTTCTCCGCGCGGCCTCCGCTGGCGGATTGGCTTGCAGCCTCCCGCCGAGCTTGCCCCCCGCCAGCTCCGCCGTGCTCGCCCGCTGATGCAAGGCTCCGATCTCCGTGCGACTTTAGGAGTCGTGCTCCGCTGCGCTCCGCGGAGGAAACCTGCGGTTCCCTCCTCCGATGACTCGGCACTGATGCTCTTCGATGGAGAGGGCTGCACCCCGCCGCACAAAAGCCCCCTCCCCATCGAAGCCCAAGGCGCTGCCAAGCCGCCGCCCCCCACCCAATTCCTAATTCCCCACCCCCCCGCCCCCTCAATTACGCATTACGCATTACGAATTACGCATTCCTGGAAAGGAGCCCCCCTCGCATGTCTATCACAAAGAAACTCCTCCGCTCCCTCTCCATCCCCCCCTCCGCCGCCGACCACATCCTCCGCGCGCACCGGGAGGCCCTGCGGGCCGTCACCGCCCAGCGCGACGCCGCCCAGGCAGAACTCTCCACCCTCCGCGACCTGGAAAACACCATCGCCGCAATGCAGGAAACCCAGGAAGTCCTCACCCAGGAGCGCGACGGCTATCGCGCCCAGTGGGAGAACCTCCGCGATACCCAGCGCCTCGCCCAGGCCGAGTCCGCACTGCGCCAGGCCGGAGCCAACGAGGCCCTGCTCCCGCTGATGGTTGAGCGCGTGCTTGCCTCCGCCGAGGATGTGCCCGCCGCAGTCTCCGCCGTGCAGGCGCAGTACCCGCAGGTCTTTGCCACGGTGGAGCCCGTGGGCCTGGAGCCCCTGACCCCGCCCGTGGAGCAGGGCGGCCCCCTGACCTCCCGCGAGATTTCCCGCATGAGCGAGGAGCAGATCCTCCAGCACTGGGGCGCCGTGCGCGGGGCGCTGGCGCGCAGGAGCTGAGGCGCTGCCTCAGGCTCCACCATGGCGAAGCCATCAGCTTCATGGCGAAGCCATTGATGCCTTGAAAGGAGGTGATGCTTACTGGATGTCTGAAAGGGCGGAGCTTGTGGTGAAATGCAGCTCTGCGCTGGCCTGCAAGGGTTTCGCCTCTGCGGAGGCGACCAAAGGGCTTTCCGATCGCCCTTTGGAAACCTTCGGGCCCCAACTTGATTGGCTTCCTTCGAGTCGGCCCAGCCTGCCTATCTACTGGCAATGATGTACTCGCCCCACGGCAGCGCACCATCGCCGAGTCATCGAGGAGGGAACCGCAGGTTTCCTCCGCGTAGCGCAGCGGAGCACGACTCCCAAAGCAGCACGGAGATCAATGCCTCGCACCAGCGGGCGAGCACGGCGTAGCTGGCGGGAACCACCCCCGGCGGGAGGGCTTCAGCCCAATCCGCCAGCGGAGGCCGCGCGCAGAACGCCGCGCTCAACAAAGCTCCACAAGCTAAAACGCCGCTAAAACCGCGTCGCGGAGCGCTACCACAGCGCGACGTGACCCCTTCAATGCAGGCGAAAGCTCTGCTTTCGCCAAACGCACAACACCGATACCCCAACCGCTTTTTCGGGAGAGCGCGAGAGGAGCTTTTTCTCAGAAAAAGCTGCCTCTCGCACCCCCCCACCACGAAAGGAGAAATGCACCCATGGCTATCACTACCTTCATCCCCCAGGTCTGGTCCGCGCTGCTGAACGAAAACCTGCGTAAGAACCTCGTGTTCGGCGCGCTGTGTAACCGTAACTATGAGGGCGATATCGCCCAGTTCGGCGATACGGTGCACATCAATAACCTGGCCGACATCACCGTGCGCGCCTATACCCCCAACGCCGACATTGAGGAGCCCGAACAGCTCTCCGGCGAGGACACCACCCTGGCCATCGACCACGGCGTGTACTACAACTTCTACATCAACGATGTGGACAAGGCTCAGGCCAATGCGGATCTGATGACCGCAGCCATGCGCGGCGCGGCCCAGAAGATCGCCGAGGACACCGAAGCCTACATCATCCAGAAGATCCTCGAGGGCGCTGGCACCAAGACCTCCGGCGCGATTCCCACCGGCGGCGTGTACGAGCTGATCGTGATGCTCAAGATGGCGCTGGACGAAAAGAACGTCCCCCGCAGCGGCCGCGCGCTGGTGGTGCCGCCCGCCGTGGAGGCGGAGCTGCTGCTGGATCAGCGCTTCGTGACCGGCAACGGCGCCATGTCCGACGCGCGCCTGGCCGACGGCGCTGTGGCCCGCGCGGCCGGCTTCGACATCTACATCTCCAACGACCTCACCGATAAGATGATCGCCCTGACCCCCGAGGGCGTGACCTTCGCCAACCAGATCACCCACATCGAGGCCTACCGCCGCGAGAAGGGCTTCGACGACGGCGTGAAGGGCCTGTCCCTGTGCGGCGCGAAGGTGATCATCCCGGACTGCGTGATGGTGCACACCCTGACCGCGTAAAGGAGGCTTGCCATGACCCCCACCGCCGCCGACGTGATGAACCACGTCCAGAATCACTTTCCCCTGATGAGCCGTGAGGGCGCATGGCGCGTGAGCGCATCGGTACTGGAGGGGCCTCTGCCCCTCCACGCCGGGGCGTGGATCGCCATCACGCGCTCGGAGGGCTTTAACGGCATCTACCGCGCGGACGAATCCGCCCGCCTGCCCCTGCCCGACGGCGCCTTCACCGCCCGGATCACGCTCCTGGCTCCGCCCTCGGACTTCCTTTCCCTCTGCGACGAGATTGCCGCCTGGTGCGCCGCCAACCCCCGCCAGGCCCCGAAGCAGGGCGCTCACGCCGGCTTTTCCCGCACGGACGGCCGCTGCTGGGAGAAGGAGTTCGGTGCCCGGCTCCGGCCCTGGCGGAGGATGTTTAACGATTTGAGTTGAGACTCGGGGTTGCGAGAGGCCGCTTTTTTGAAAAAAGCGCCTCTCGCGCTCTCCCGAAAAACGGCGTGGGGCCTGTTGGGGTAGCATCGTCAGGCTCCAGAGGAGCCTTCCTCTATCAGGGGTCACGTCGCGCCGTGGTGGCGCTCCGCGACGCGGATTGCCAACGCTTTAGCTTGTGGCACTGCTGCCCGACTGATGCGTGAGCCGCTGTCCAGGACAGCGACTCATGGCAGCGCTTGGGTGCCGCAAGGCTTCGCCCGCGTTGGTGACGGCGCGCAAGCGCGCTACCGGGTCGCTCAACCGCGGTATCCCCCAGCTTTTCTGGCTTGTGCAATGGCTTGGCGGCTCTCCGAGCAGGGGTCACGTCGCGTCTGGGGACGCTCCGCGACGCGGGAGAAGGGTGTGTGGGCCGCCCTGCCGGGCGGGCAAGAAGGTGTTGGTATGAAAAGGGGCAATGCCCCCCAGCTCCGCCGTGCTCGCCCGCTGATGCAAGGCCCCGATCTCCGTGCAGCTTTAGGAGTCGTG